TTCTTTCCTCTATCTATAATTCCAAGTATTTTTAAATCAGTTTGGTTATCTTGGTATGTTATATCAAGATAATTTTTAACTTCATCTAATAAAGCCATTATTCACCTACTTTTTTAGTAGAATTTCAATCATATCCACTTTAGTCATTTCCATACTAAGCTCAATACCATTTTCTTTAGCAAATTCAATTAATTCTGCCTTTGTCATTTTCTCAAAATTAATTTTCTTGACTTCTTCTTTTTGTGGTCCCAATTCCTCATGTGGCTCAACTGAATTTACGTCTGCAGTTGGTACTTGGTTTTCAGATAGCTCCTTTGGTGGTTCTTCCGGAGGTTCTTCTTTTATTTCCTCCACAAAAATACCACGAGGTCCAGCTGTTAATTCGCTGAACCTCTCTTTTGATATTCCAATTTCCGTTCCTTTGGGTATAGATTTCATAGAGTACTTGTCTACATAAGACCTAATTGCTCTAACTTTCATCTATTACACCACTTCTTGAGTTTGTACGATGCCACTAACTGTAACTTCTTGGATTGTTGGAATTAAACCACTAATATCTGCATAAACAAATGCATTATTATCAAGTGGCTCACCATGTCCGTAAAGTTTTACGAGATAAACTCTTTCGTCTTCGAGGAATTTATATTCATCTGAGTACTCAATTTTTCCACTCTTAGCAGTTCCAGCACCCATAAAATAACGCTTTGGAAGTCCAAATATAGCCTTACCAACTGGCAATTGTGTTGATTGAATTACCTTTGTTGGAAATGGGAATACATTGTTTACATAAGTTCCATTTGCATTTCTAATTGTTGTAGCCGGCATTACTTTAGTTAAATAATCAACAGGTCCAACAATCATAACTACTTCATCAATTATTCTTTGTTGTCCCTTTGCATCAACAGCCATTCCGCCAATTAAGGCACCATATGTAATTGGATCTAAACTAACTACTGGAACTGTAGCTTTTAAAGGATAAACTCCATCAGTAACAACAACTCCTGTACCTACTTGTCTATTCATACCTATAGGCATATCTTTACCTGTACCATTAACAATAGCTTCCTCTAATCCAAAAGCTAAAGCTTCACCTAAAATACTTCTAACATATCTGTCCATCCAAACAGGGCCTAAATCTAACATAGATTTTGCAACTGGCAAGAATGCTGACAATTTATGTAAGCTCATATTAATTTTCTTAAATCCACTTGTAAGTTCTTTTACTATAGTTGATGTTAAAGTTCCCCAAGTTGCAAGTTGCTCTCCATTTGTGTTTACAATAAATTCAATCATCCCACTTGTATTTTGGAAATTAATCAAATCTAATAATGGATGAGATGTTGTTAAGTCATCAAACACTGCATCAATTGTTGTAATTGGTAATACTACATCTATTTCTGTAAGAGCTTGTCGCGGATTAGAAGATCCCATTGCATCAATAACTTTTTGGAAATAGTTGTTTTCTTCAGATGTTAATTGTCTAACGCCTCTACCAACTAATACATTCGTATCAGCTGCTTGAACTATACCTTTGAATTCATTTATTACTGCTTCTTGATTAATTTCTGATAGCTCATTCCATGCTTGAGCCATTGCTTCCATGTTGTCGTCTTTTTGTGCCTGCGCAATTTTATTTAAGGCATCTGTTTTTCTTTGTTGCAGCATATCTTTGTTCTGCATTCCAAATAATTGTAATTTTAGTTTTTTCATGTTATTTCTCCTCTTCTTTTTTTAATTGATTTATAAATCTATTAGACATTCTTTCTTTGGGTGGTTCTGGATCATTTGGTGGAACTCTCGGTTCAGGTGTTTTTTGTATTGGAGCTAATTCTTTAAACTGCGCTGATAAAGCTTTGTTATAACTCAATTGTTGCTCTAATGTTTTATTCATTTGTTGCAACATTTGATTAGCTGCAGTTAAATCAACTTCTTGTCCTAAAACTTCATCACAAAAACCATATTCAAAACATTGCTGAGCTGTTAACCATGTTTCAGCTTCTAACAATTCAATCAATTTTTCTTCTGAAATTTTTCCATTAGACTTTTCTAAATAAGCTTGTCTGTTACCTTGCATAATTACATCTAAGTCATCTGCAGCTTTTCTTAACTGCTTAGAATTTCCCCATGCACTATTTAATGCATTATGAATAAACATCATAGCGTTGCGAGGCATTATGACATTACCAGCCATAGCTATTACAGATGCTACGCTACATGCAAATCCATCTATGCGTATTGTTTTTTGAGCTGGATGTCTTTTAAGTTGATTATAAATTGCAGTACCCTCAAATACGCTGCCACCATAACTATTTATATAAATATTGATTTGTGTTGCATTTGGGTATTTTGCTAACTCTTCTCTGAAAAAATTAGCAGATGTTTCACTTTTAACTTCTCTGTTATTCCACCAATCATAGTAGTCACCCTCAACATCACCATAAATGTATAATTCTAAAGTGTTAGGTTCTATTGCTTGTTTTAATTCCCAAATTCTTTTTGGCTTTTCTCCAAATAATTGTAATTTTAATTTCATTCCTTTTGCCATTTATTCACCTCCCTCATATTATTTAGATTAGACTGGATCCCCTTGTTAGAATTTTTATCCATTGCCATCTCTTTCATTAATTGCTTTTAGCAAATCTTCAACACTTGAATAATTTTTAGTTATCCAATGTTGGTCAGCCCATGGCTCATTTATTTCTTTGTCACCAACAAGCTTTCTTATGTCATTGATGCAGAATGCACCACTACCAATAAGTTTATCTATCGAAGTAGAAACACTTAATAAATCAATATGTTTTATAGCTTTTGTATCGATTTCTAAATACGTACCTTGAACAAATCCGTTATAACCTGAACGCTTGCGGTTAATTTCTTCCTGCAGCATGTCTGTTAAAGGGTCCACGCAAAATGTTAAATAGTTATTTACAACTGTGTCACCTAAATTAGCAACATCGCCTTTTAATAAAGCCGGAGGTATACCAAAAGCCCTTGCAGTAAAATCATAAATATCATCAACCATGGCTTTAATATCTCTTGTTCCTTCATTGCTATAAGTTTTCGAGCCTATGTCAGTATATTTATAACCTTCAAAGAGTGGTAGCACTGCATTGTCAGCTTCAAAGAATTTCTTAAAATTTTCATTCATCATTTTTTCATATGTTTCTTTGAACTTTGGAGCATTTTGTGCCAAAGTAGAAATATCCACTATTCCCTTACTACCTCTTGATTTGCCATAACTCTTTTGTCCATAAGTAATAAGCTTGCCATATGATTCGTACATACCATTTACAAGTTTTCTAATGTCTTTGTTATTGAGTTTGAAGCATAATACATCACTCATGCTAAACGACTTATTAAACTCGTATTGATTTACTGTAACACCTGAAAAAGTGTAATCAAAAAGCGCATACTCTTTTTTTCTAAAAGTATCCGCTACAAGGAGTTGATCATTGGATTCAATTATCAAGCATTCATTTTCTTCATATAGCTTAGAAATCCACTTATGAATGAATTCACTTGAATTTTGATTCTTATTAGGTTCTACATTGAATAAATAATACTCTTGTTTTTTTACCTCCTCATGTTTAAAGAATGTTTTGAACTCACATTTACTAACTGAATTTGCTATAAGATTAACCGCTGTTTGAAATGCTAAATTTCTTATGACTAATTCTGCTTGAATATTATAAAATTCCTCAACTTCAACTTTTGTCGGTTCAGGAGTTCCGCTAATTCTATTTACTAACCATGTTATTAAACTCACATTTTCTCACCTCCTTCTAATAAACGCCTACATCTACATCAGGAACATCTAATGCTATTCCATCTCCTAATACATCTTCAATACACATCGAATGAACCAAAGCCATAAATGGATCTGTTTTTCTGCTCTTAGCTTCAATCTTTCCATAATAGAAATTGCCTGTATCTGTTCCTTGCTTTTTACCACTTGGAATTAATTTAGTGTTATTTGCTGCCCATCTTAATAGAGGATTGTCTCCCCATCTAAAATATTGATTAGCAAAACATGAATCTATTATTGGTACCACTTTCATTATGTCAGATGGCCTTACTAAATAAACATTCTTATAGTCCTTTGCATCAAATCCAACTTTTTTAAGTGAATTTGCAAGCAAAGCATATCTGTAGTTATCAAGCGATAATTTTGGAATATTATATTTAATCGCTTTATCTGCAATATATTCCGCAATCAAATCCGGACTAATTTCTACATCATCAACTAATGTCAATAATCCCTCTTCGGCCCATTGTTGCCATGGAATTTTTAGTCTTAATAGATCTGAGGATTTAAGGCATAACCATGATTGAGAAATGTCATATCGAAATTCTCCATCCCTAAAATGTATATTAACTGATGCAAAGTCAGTAACTTTTGTATAGTCAATTCCTACGATTGCAGTTCTGCCTGTCACATCCGGAATGTTTTTATTAGTGGCTAATATGTTATCCCACTCTGTAACCTGCAGGTCTTTGTTTCCTCTCGGCCAGTTTAATCTCTTTGTATAAAATTCTTGTTCAGTTGATGGCTGATATTTCATTTGTATGAATTCTTTGTCCATCTCTTTTTTAAGTTCAGGGAAGAACCTTAATGACGGATTTGCTTTATTCCACATAACAGGATCAAGTGCTTCATCTTCTGAATCTATTTTATAAATTAATGGCAACATACCTAAATCTTTTATAGTTCCATTTAAAACATCTTTTGCTATTGCAAGCTTATCATCAAGAACACCTTCCCTTACATGCCCATTCGTTGTAATATAAAAGGCCCTGGAATGTTTCTTTTTTCCAAAGCCTGAAGTGAATACATTTATCATTGAATAATTTTCATATTCGTGAATTTCATCAAATATTAAACATGCGGTTCTTTTACCATCTTTTGTTCTTGCATTAGAGGTATTAAACTTTATATAAGATTTAGTTTTTAAATTCTTAATAAGCTCTTTTGACTTATAAAAGAATTTCTTTGATTTAGACCATGTTCTCTCTAACATTTCATACACATCATTGAAAGATGTTTCAGCTTGGTCTTGACTGTTAGCAACTATATCAACGTTGTATGCTTTAATACCATGATAATGAGTTGTTAGATACCATGATATAGGACTTATGAAGCCATTCTTTCCATTACCTCTTCCCATCATTATAAATATTTCATCAAATACTACTGTATCTGTTGATTTATAATAGCAATGAATTAATGCAGTTACAAATAATTCCCAATCAAGCAGTTTTATTTCGAAGTATCTCTCCATGAGTTCAACTGCTTTGTCAATCTTTTCAACATCTATAAAAATATCAGGACAGTTTAACTTATACTCAACGAGGTCCGTCATTTGATGTATCTCAATTGAGTTTGGATGAACTTCATTTCTTATATTGTCTATATAATTATCTATGTATGGATGATAATTACATTTCCTCATCGTCAATTACATCACCATCCTGTTGCGATGGCTTGATACCTATTTCAGATAATAGCTTTAACATCTGAGCATTAATTTTCATAAGCTGGTCAACACTATCATTTTTTTTAATTCCACTTTGACCGCCACCATTATCATACTTAGTATTTACGCCACGCGTTTTAATATCATTTATCAATAAACATTTAGTAATCCACATGTCCATGTAATCTTCAATTAAATCAATATAATATTTTCCTGTAGTTCCATTGCGCTCGTTCTGGTCCAAAAGGTCAATCTTAATTTCTTTGTATAATTTAGATCTATAATATTTTTTAAATTCATCGTTCGTTTTTTTTTCATCACTCATATTTTGAACCACCCCTTCACGCGAAGTTTTGAAAATTTATCTCTTGTCTTAACCCCAGTCGAGTTACAACATTTTCTATTAAAATGCGTTTTATTTTGACCGGGGGCCTACCATCTTTCAATTGTTAATGGTTTTTTCTTCTCTTTAACTCTATATCCATGTATCTCTTCATGACAGTTATGGCACAAAGGAATTAAGTTTTTATATTCAATACCATGAAAAATATATGTCTTACTAAGTGCTACTCTCGGATGTTTCCTAACATACTGAATGTGATGAACTGTATTTGCTTCAGTATAGAAACCATGTTCCTTGCACCTCTGGCATTCACCTTTATGATCTGAAAGAACTTCTTTACGTAGCTTACGCCAATATTTAGAATTATAAAACTCTTCTAATCTATCCTCAACAATAAGCTTACTGATCCATGCTCCAACTTCATCCTGATTAAATACATTCAAGTTATCACATCTTTCTTATTAACTCTGTCCCCACCCTGACTTGACTTATAGAGTAATATCCCTATGCATAGTTTCATCAAAAAAAGAACCCTGTTAGAAAGGTTCTTTAAAAATTAAATTACTTTTTGATTTTATTAACTATAAACAATAATATGCAAGCTCCAATTATAGCAACTATAACACTCCACATATTAAATCCTGTAACCCCAGAAGCCCCTATTAAATTGAATAAAAATCCTCCAATAAAAGCTCCTACAATACCGACTATAATATTTGCGAAGGCACCCATCTCTGAGTCTTTACCCATTATCTTACTTGCTATCCATCCTGATATTGCTCCTAAAATCAACCATGCAATATATCCCATGATTTCACCTCCTAATTATATTTAAAAGCATGCCCAATATATACCATAATATTAAAAAAGAACCCTGTTAAGAGTTCTTCAGTCTATTCACAATACTTTTTATACTTAAGACATTTTCGTTTATGTCATTTATTTTTGTTTTCAATTCAGGAATATTTGAGTAATCAATATTAATGTCCATACTCTTAGTATTCTTTATTATAGCATTTAATCTTGCTAAAACCTCTTCTAACAAATCTACATTATCCACAGTACAGCTCCTAATGTTTTTCTTGTATTATACCCCGGAAAACATTTACTTGCAATAACTAAATTTATTTTAACTTACCATTATCACGTTTATATTTATCATGTTAAAATCAACTGCTAAAAACTGTTTAATATTTGCTCTTGAAAACACGAATCATGTTTGATTCATCTTAAATTTGCATTCGTATTTATTGTTTTGAATGTGCCATTTTCTTAGGGAATCAGACATTCAATTATTTTCTCTTTCTTCTATTAATATATATTTATTATTTTAAACACTCGAATTTCTACCAACCAAAATATAGAACATTCAGAATAAAAACAAAAAATTATAGGATCAGAGCATTAAGACTTTTACTATAAGTTTCGAAGTCTTTTCTGTCCAATCCTAAATATGCTTTTGTTTCTTCGATGCTGCTATGTCCTAACATCTCTTTAACAACGGTTATGTTATATCCGCATTCAACAAATATGCAGTAAGCGTAAGTCTTTCGCATGCTATGAGCTGTTATGTTGTCAAGTCCAAATGCATCACCAGCTTCTTTTAAAATTTGAGATACTCTTTTAACACTTATGTGATCATAACTCTGCTTTCTGGAAGGAAACATGTAATCATAATCCTTCATGTCCTTAATATATCTTTTCAATACTTTTTCAAGTTTTGAAATTATAATAACTTCACGAGGTTTCATGTTACTCTTTTTAATATTTTTGCTATTTAATTTCTTTCCTTCCATAATTCTGAAATAACCAGCTCGCAAAGCTTCTTTAATATCCCTTACCTGCAGTGCAACAAGATCTCCTGCTCTGTACCCAGTTGAAATACCAAGTACAAAAAGAACATAATCTCGCTCGCTTTTTTCTCTCAAATAATCCTGAATATCTAAAGCTTTACTTTGCTGTTTAATTAGATTAGCTGGTCTTTTTACCATACCCTCACCTACTTATTGCCTGCTCTAAAACGCAAAGCTTGCAAGCATTATTTTTAATAATAGTTTTTTTAGAGTAAACTCAACGGTTGTATTTTATTATTTTCTCGAAATAAAAAAAGAACCCCTATTAAGAGTTCTTGTTATATCCGTTGTACTCTATTTTACAGGCTTATTTTTATTGATATTAGCAGTATACCTTCTGTTACTTATTACAAAATCAATTGTAATTATAAGCAAATAGAACGTATTAATAATCATATTGATAAAAAAATATACTCCAATAAAACAAATTGTTAATTTTATTGTGTCACTCTTAAAAGGTTTCGCTACTGATATTGCCATTGATATTAACAATACTAAAATATTATATTTTAAAGACCTTTTTAACATGTCATCAATTGACGCATCTAATTTAGAAAAAAACTTGTCTTTTCTCTCCCACAACTTTGTACCTTCAAGATATGAGTAAAGCGACAAAATTAAGCCTATAATTCCAAACATTATTGAAGAAAATGTTATAACATTAGTCATTGCGTTTTGAATATTAATAAAAAAACCCTTTAAATATAAAACAGTGAAAATACCACCACTAATAAGGCTTATTAACTTTGAATGTCTGCATAAAAAATCTTCTAAATACTCATTCACCCCAACTATATTATTTATTTGATTTTTTATTTTCAAAAAACACCCCTCCTTATTTTGTAGGCGATAACAGAATTTCTATAGTCTTCCTTTTTTTATCATATTCAACTAACATTTCATCCCTTAAAGATTTTTGATCTATGGATTTTCGTTCTTCCATTTTAAATTTAATACTACTTTTCATTCTTGGATTAATTAAATCAACTATTTCAACATTAGTGTTATCATCTTCTTTCTTTTTTATTTCAAATTTATCTATAATTTCTTCGACAGATTTGCAGTTTTCGATTTTTTTATTATAATTATCAATTAATCCAATAATACTTTCTTGATTTAGGCTATCTGTCCTTTTAATTGTATTTACTGAAATATTTATATCTATTTCTATGCCGTATTGATTCCCGAAATGCCTTCTTATTTTACCCATAAAATCTTTTTCATCTAATAATGCATCTATCATATAATCCGCTCCTCTTAACCTTACGTCTTTAAAATACTTTGCTTTTTTCAAAGATTTTAATTCAGCTTGATCAACAATAACTCTTAATTCACAAATAAGTTCTTTAATGCACTCAGTATCTTTTATTTTTATTAAATAATTTCTTCGAAGCGCTGTCAAATACTTTTCAACCTGCTTTACACTTGCTCCGTAGTTATTTGATTGTAGCATTATCGTATAATTATCTTTATCATACAATATGCTAACAAATTCTCCAATATACTCTTCATCTGTTAAATATATATCTACTTTTGCCTGTCCTTCTTTTTTCTTTGCAGGTATATTAGTATCCCTAAATTTTGTTATTTGAAAACTATAAATTCCCGATTTTTTTATATATGATAAAGACCCTGGTTCTATCTCAAATTTTGTATCATCTACTAAAAAGCATGTTTTTGTTTTAGGTCTTTTAATATAATAATCAAGCATATCTGACATATCCCATTTATTAGCTTGATAATTTTCAAATACTTCTTGCTGTATGATTATGCCTTCCTCTAATGCTAATATGTCATCTTTTTCATGCCCTTTTTTACCTTTAAGGCTATTAATTTTTTGAAGTACATTTTCATTTGTAGCAAACAAAACATCATCTACTGTAAGCATAACTTCAAAATAATTAAATCTAATGTTTTTATCAATCGACATTTATGAACCCCCAATTATGCAAATTATATTTTACCAACATTATACATCGGAAAATAATTCCATGCAACAATATTCTACATAAAAAGACACCGCCATAACAGCAGTGCCTTAACTTTGGGGGATTAATTTCTTATGACTTCTTGTGCCATCTTCGGATGCTAACATCATAACACAAGAAAATTCCCTTTTTGTCCCATCTTTTAATTTCGCTAATATTATTTACATTCTTTTATCAAACTACTTTTTATTAAATAATCAATTTTGTTGATACATACACGCTTTTTAAATTTGTTTCTACTAATACATTCAAATATAAAAACATATCTATGCTGATTTATAATCTTTCCTTCCAAAATTTCCTTTGCAGGTTCTATTTGATCACTCAGCCTTCCTTCACCCTTGTTAATAATTGTAACCTTATAATTTTTATTTTCATTTAACCTAAAATTCTCAATATATGCTGCAGTTAAAATATTTACACCTAAATTATTACCCTTTTGTTCATAACCAACAATATTAGTACTCATACATCAAACACCTCTAATAGTTTGTCAATAGCTTTATCATGCAACCTGTAATAATGACTTTTTTCATAGTTGATACTTGTCCATATCATCCAAGGCTTATATTTCTTAAAATATTTTAATTCAATAATTCTTTTTTCTATTGGATCAAGAACGCTTAATATCACATCAATATAATTTCTTTTCCTAAAAGCTTTTTCAAGCTTAGTTTCAAGTCTTGCTACTTCCTGGCCATATGTTACTAATATTTTTTCAACACTGTTATAAACAGTATCAGAAGTTTCATTTCCTCTTGGCATTCCAGTTAATGCTGAAACACTCAAACATCTTTGAGTATCAATAACCCCTCCAAGATTAATTATTTCTTCATTGATGCTTTCAATTTCAAATTCTATATATGTATAGCTAAATAATAATTGTTTTAATTTCTCTACCCTATCATCTTCTCTTAACATCAATCCACCACTTCCTATAAATATTCTGCATATCCTGTCAGTATTTCAACCTTATGGTTTGTTAAATAATACTTATGTTTTGTTCTAATGATTTTATATCCACACAACTTTAAACTGTCTGCTTCTGTTCTACTCACTACCTGCATTCTACCTCCTAAAAAGGAATCTCTTCATCATCAACTGGTGTGAAAATATCTTCTTCATCAGGGTTAAATGCATTGTCACTTTTCTTACTGTCTAAAAACTCAACTCTGTCTGCCGTAACCCCTGTTTTGTATTGCTTTTCGCCATTTTTATCCACATAATTATTTGATATAATTCTTCCTTGAATACTGCATTTGCTGCCCTTATGCAAATAGTTAACACAATTTTCAGCAGCTTTACCAAATACAGTAATATAAATAAAATCTGCTGTTGGTTTATTTTGATTTATAGCCTCTTGTTTCTTCTCTCCAAATAAATCTTTATCAACTGCTAATGTAAAATTCGCAACTGCCATACCTGAAGCAGGTACAAATCTTAAATCTGGGTCCCTTGTTAATCTGCCAATTAAATTTACACTATTCATAACTTCCACCTCATCCAATAATAAATTTTAATCCTGTAACTTCTTCAAGAAATTTAAAACCATTTTTAGTTACAGAATATATTTGCGGATCTTCTCCTCTTTCTTTTCTACCTAATTTAAAATCTCTTTTACTTGCTAATCCTTGAATAACGAGGTTGTCCCAACTTGAATCATGATTAGAAGTTGAAAAATAATTTCGCCATGCTAAATATTTATTGTTTTTAACTTTCTTTTCACTAAATCCTATACAATGCTTCATTTCGCTAATCTGTCTATCACTTACGTCAAAATCTTGATTGATCATATTTTTTCACCTTCCCGCATTTTGGTGCTAAACATCCGTCATACATTCTTCCATCCAAGTATTTACGTTGCTTTTGATTTACTTCTTCACGCTGCTGTTTCTGCAATGCATATTTTTCACAGCTATCATGACAATATAATTTTCTATCATTACAGTTCCGGCATGGATCCATTAACATCAAATCATCCCTCCTAAGACCATCTTTTTCTTACCATTTCTTCAAGTTTGCTCTCTCCCAAGCCAGCAATCTTTTGGTCAAAATTATGAAATTTATTAGCAGGCTTTTGTTGTTTTGATGACTGAGGTTTTACCGGCTTTTGATTTAAATAACTTTCAAATTTATTGCCAAATAGTGTTTCAGGCCTTAAATATTTAGCCATTTCAAAATTTTCAAGCCATTCTGCAGCTTTGATATTAATAACCTTTTTAAAATCGTCTAATGAATAACCCTCATTAATCCTTGCAGTAATGCAGTTTTTTGTTTTTGTAGAAGACAATTTGTAATTCGTGTTGCATTTTTCGTTTAAGTAATCAATAATTTGATTATTTAATTCTGTATTCTCTATTTTTGAACACTTCTTAGACTTATCAACAGATTTGTCAACAGGTTTATCCACAGTTTCATCACTTTTACTCGACAATATATTATTAATAATATTTATATTATTAATATCTTTATCTATATCTAATTCTGTTTCGTCATTCGACGTCTTGCTAACGTCGTGCGTGACGTCACACTTTACGTCATTTAATAAAATCTGTTTCTTTTTTTCTCTGTATTTTTGATTTCTTAGTTTTGTTTGCTCTCGAATTTTATCCATGCCCTCAATGTTTTGGTGTTTCTCCCAATTAGAAATATAAAATCCTTGCTCTGTTCTTTCAATCATACCTAACCTTTCAAAAGTCTGTAAAGCAAGCTTCACTGTGTTAACCGGTCTTTTGAATTTATGTGCCAACATGTTCTCGTCATATTGGATAGTATCAGTTAAACATATGTAACCATTGGCATTGCATTTTCCAGCCAATGTAAGAAGCTTAATCCAAATTATCAATATTGCATCAGCTTCAGGTAAACTCTCTATAAAATCAATCTTTTCATCTTCAAACATCGTAGTTGTAATTTTAATCCATTTAATTTCTGCCAAGATATCACCCCGAATAAATATTAATTTTATGTATTCTTTTTTGTACAACAATCAAAGGTAGGTAATTTCATACATTTTTAAAATTTTCTTTGTATAAAATCACTACCTATATAATTAAAAACTATTAAAATAAACTATGTAATTTAGGTCTTCCTATAAACTTTCATATTAGTTATTTTCCTCATAAGATGATGTTAAAGAAATGTCCCTATCCTCAGTATCGATAATCACCTTGTCCAATTTCCAATCTCCTTTACCTATCCATACCTGATAGTTGTTATCAATCCCAATTAATATGCTTTTTAATTCTCCAACGTTCATATAAATTTCCCTCCAATAATTGTTTTATATAAAATTAAATTCTTGTTAATCTTTCAAATTTGTGTTAAAATAATTTTGGTTAGTGAGTCGCAGAAATGCGGCTTTCTTTTTTTACTTTGAATCTTGCATCACTCCATAAAATAATAGATGTAAGTTTGTTATTAACAATTCTCATTTCATCAATATGCTCTTCCAATAAATCCTCTTCCAAACAATCAATCAATCCATCAGACATGATTTCTTTAAGACCATCAACAATAGGTGATAACTTGTCCTTTGCCAAAATACCTTGAAACACCATGTCAACCTCAGTCTTTGGGACCACAACATCAGGCAGATACTTTCCAAGCACACTATTATTTTTAAGATGCCACCAGGCAAGTAATGGAGACCTGTATAATTCAGACATCTTGTCCACAATATCATCAGGAACCCTCGCCTTTCCATTTTCATAATCACTTAATGATCTGCAACTAACATTCAAATATTCTGCAGCATCCTCCTGTTTAATACCTGCAGTTTCTCTGCATGTTTTATAATAACTAATGCAATCTTTGCTCATTCAAAAACAGCTCCTCTCATGCTAAAATATATTTATAAACATAAACATCACTTCTAAAAATCAAATCACCTTTTTCTGCTTTTTCTTATTAGTAACAAAACTCTTCTCTGTTATTTCTACTATAGGCACGGGCTCTGTTCTCACTGGTGTTTTACACTTGAAACAATTACACTCTAAAATGTGATCTAAAGCCCATGCACTATATCCACAATTAGGACAAGTATATTCTCTCAAGTTCATTCACCTACTCTATGTTTGTATGTTCTTTTACTTTCCAACTTTTCAATCATTTTGTATTTTTCCTTTACTAATAAACGACCTATCTTTCTCTTTAGTCTTTTAATATTCAAATTGTTTTCTTCTAACAACTCATTCCAACAACTCACAAATATAAATCCTGCAACAGTTATTAAAAATGCTTGAATGACAATAGTAAGAAATTCAGAATGCTTTATCATTAGTTCCATATGTATTACCCCCAGGTACCATCGGAGTAATAATGCAACCATTCTTTATTTTTAAATGTTACTCTAACTCCATAATCAGCATTTTCCACTTTTGTTGGCGTGAATCTTTTCTTAGCCTCAGTTCCACAACAAGCGTTTTGTTTAGCAAATACACTTTTAAATAATTCTTTTCGTTTTGGAGTTAAACTTTCATAACCTTTAACTTTTTCTAAGTCAATCATTTACGGCCTCCTCCTTAATCTTTGGTTTATACTTACCTGCAGCTATAGCATTTGCTGCAATAACTTCCATACGTTTAATTGCTTTTGCTTTATCCTCTTGGGTCTTATCTCTGCAATCATCATCGCAGATGATCACATGAGTGTTACCCATTTTAAAATCTTCAACTATATTTCCTATAGGTATTTGACATTCCATTTACATACCTCCAATCTTCAAAATATAATATGTTCAATGACTTGTACTTGTTTATAATTTTTACATTATGCTAATTTCCGATTTATTTTTACATAATTTGGTTTTTATGCTATAATCACCCTGTGGGGAGGTGATATAATGGATATTAAAAAACTTATTGAAATACTATTGGAATTACGTGCTGCAAGTTTACAAATAGGTAAAAATCCATCTGAAAATGAAATTAAATCTTTGATGCAAAAATACGACATGCTTTTCCTTGGCGAAAATATTAACCGAATATATTCAATTGAACTATGTCATTCATTAAAAAATTATTTTCACATTGAAACTGACATTAATGAATTAAATGATTTAATACCAGTTGCTTGTAAAAGCCTGAATATGAAATATGAAACTCTTGTTGCAATTGATGATTTAGGTAAAAATCCTAAACTTAAATGCTATGAAATCATTCTATGGTAGTAAACCTTTTATCTAACAATTCATTTTCAATTGGTTTAAGATCAAGTTTGTTTCGTATTTGATTAATAGAGGTTTCACCATGCGATAACATTTTTGATTCATTATCAAGATTAATAGTTATTACTTTTGGCTCTAAGATACTGCGAATATCTTGGAGCTCCTTCTTAATTTCTATCAACTCTTGTAATATTTGACATTCTGTATGTAACATTTACTCACCCCTTTCCTTTCAAATTTTCTGTTGCTGGTAAAGATTTTGTTGTTAGAATATTGTAACTACATTTTGTAGTTAAAAGCTTCAAAAAAAATTTCTTCTTTTTTCCTTTTTAAAACGTCTTCTATTTTCTGCATCTGATATGGTTTAGGTAATGTTCTCCCAACTTCCCAAGAACTTAGTGTTTGCTGTGTTATACCCAAAATGACAGCTAATTCTTTTTGACTATATCCATTTTGCTGTCTGCTTTCAGATAGATTATTTCTCATTTCTAACCTCCATTTTTACTTGCTTTTGTAGTTAAATTATAATACTACATTTTGTAGTTGTCAAGTGTATTCTTATATTTTTTGTAGTAACATTTACTTTTACAACACAATGTTGTATAATATTATTATAGGAGTGAAAAAAATGCTATATAATAGAATTAAATTGGAACGAGAAAAATTAGGTATAACACAATCCGAATTAAGTAAAAAGCTAAACGTTTCTCAACAAACTATAGGAAGTTGGGAGGTAGGAAGAACAGAGCCAAGCACTGATAATTTACAAAGATTATCAGAGTTATTTAATACGTCAATTGATTATCTGTTAGGAAGAACCAATATACGGACTCCTGAATCTTTAACAATTGATGAAGAATTCCAACAACTATTAAGCGACCCGGACACTCTGGTAGCATTTAAAGATTTTCATAATCTATCAGATACGGACAAACAAGAAATAATAAACTTCATAAAATTTAAAAAACAGCAAAAAAAAACCGAATAAAATTAAATTAAAAGTGATTTAATAAAATAGTGATACATACGTTATCTTTTAGAGAAATTAATTTTTCATCAGTGAAATATGCTTGGAATTTTACAGTTTTAAGCTTATAAAATTATATTAAAAAGAAAAACATCAATATATAATAATAACGAAAAATTGCAAATAAATGGGATTATATTGACATCTTGGGGGAGAAGACAATTTAATAATAATTTTACTATGGATAATAATCCCATATCTTTTTTTGATGTGGGATTTTTTTATATAAATATTAATAACGTGTTTTTAAGTTGGTTTAAGAAAGAAATAAGATTAAAGAAAGGTGATAAATAATGAATTGTAGACATTGTGGTTTACCACTAAATGAATCCATTAGGCGTAATCATTATAAATCATGTCCGAACTGTTCTCAAAACAATGAATATCAGGAACATATTTTTTATCCTGATGACAACTTTGGCTTTACGGATAAGAGGGTTACTGAAAATAACCCAGATGGAATACAAAGTTGGTGTGAACCTTGCAGAGGTTCAACATGCAATCCTCTAGGTATTCGTTGCAGCGAAATGAACTAAAAAAGAGACCTACGGGTCTCCTTTACCTAACAAGTTCCAAAATCCAATTTATCCACCCTTTGATCGTTGATGAACGCCTTTCAAATGTATCTAATGATTTTATATTATATAAATTTGATTCTTCCATTAATTCTACAATTTCATTTTGTTTTGGCATATCCAATTTTTCCATATATTTTTTAAATGTTAAATAAAATGCTTTCTTCTTTAAAATCATTTCAGCATAAAGTAAATTTCTTTTTTTAATGCTATAATTGAATAAGCTCTTTCCTCTATCAGATAATTTATATGATACCTTATGTTCTATAATACTTTTATTAACTAATCCTAAATATCTACAAGCATCAATATAATAATTTGTCTGTCTGACATCAAAATCGTAATTTGTTGTTATTTCATCCCTTGTTAAAACATCTTTTTCATATAGCAACTCACAAATATTTATTACTCTATTGAAGTTATTCGCCTGCGGAAATGGGATGCCTTCTTTTTCTTTATCTAATGTATCAATATTGCTAAATATATTATGTATGTCGTCAAAAGTTATATCTTCAATGCCTATTGAATATCTCCCACTTTTAATTAATTTAAGAGAATTATATAGCATAGGGTTTTCAAATTTATATTCATACAAGCTATATATACCATTTGAATATGTCATATATATATTCCTTATATCCTTAAACCTACCAATTTTTTCATTCCATAATCTATATGGATAATAAATTTGTCTAATTAAGAAATCATTAGGTACAGTATTTTTAGCTTCAAAAACTGTTAAGCTATTTATGCTCTCAAATCCGCCATCTATTTCAACTTGTGCATTTTTGACATTAATATTGTTCATTTTGTTATATATTTTTGTGTCATAAATATTAAAATCAAATTTACCCGAGGACATTCTGCCGTTAATAGTCTGATATAAAAATTCTTCATCTAAAAAGTGATTAAAAACACCCGATACATAAGCACAATTTATAGCTAAGGCTTCACTTGTAATATTTTCATAATTTAGGCTACAAATATTTTCAGGAAAGGCAACGTCAATAATTTCACCTTTAACAGCAGGCAATTTTTCATACGCATTAAAATTACCTATAGCATAGTCACCTCTGCTTATAGGTAATATTGATAACTTATTCTTTGAAAACAACTCAGGTAAACTGCTCTTAAAATCAAACTTTGTCATTAATCTCGCTTCTCTAAATTCATTTATTTGAGATGATTTTATTATATAAACCCCTGATTTTTCAATTGTATTATTAATTTCATATTTATCAAATAATTGTTTCCAGGCCTTATCATTAAGTGTTTCGCTATATTTATCACTCATAATTTCTCACCAATATTTCATCAATTTCTCCACGATTATCACCGTTTGAATTAATGCTTCTTTTTGCTTTTACTGTTACTATATTATAGTCTTTATATAAATCCTTAATAAACTTAGTACTTGAATTTGACAATAAAAATTTAATACCTTTTGAATCTAATTTATCACAAATTGATTTTAGTCTTTCTTGTTCATTTTTATTGAATCCACCCTTCGTATACCCCGTAAAATTAGAGCTATCTGAAAGAGGATCATATGGAGGATCAAAATACACGAATGAACCCTTTCTCGCTTGTTTAATTGAATCTGCGTAATCTCCACTTTTAAAAACTATATTTGCATCATTGAAATAATTGCTTACACTCATTATGGTTACTTCATTTACAATATTAGGATTTTTGTAATTTCCAAAAGGTGAATTAAATTGCCCTGAACTGTTAACCCTGAACAATCCATTAAAACAAGTTTTATTTAAATAATGAATTCTTGCTGCCCTTTTAACATCTGATAGTTTACTATAGACTTCTTCTTCCCTATCAACGCTTCTTATTCTATAGAACTCTTCTGAAATATTTTTATAAGTTCTCAATTCCTCTATTAATTCTCCTGGCTTTTCTTTTATAACCATATATAAATTTATCAATTCTTTATTTATATCATTTACAATAGCTTTTTGAGGTTGTATAGAAAAAAGAACAGCACCGCCACCTACGAATGGCTCATAATAAGTACTGATTTTTTTTGGAATATATTTATTTATTTCTGTTAATAATTGTCGCTTCCCTCCAACCCATTTAACTACAGGAACAGCCAATTTATAATATTTCATAATAGTCCTCCTTACGGAAATTATATAATCAAAACCGCTAAATGTCAATATTTATCTTTACATTCGAACATATGTTTGTTATAATTTTAATACATAAACCAATATTTGTCAAGAGGGTGAAAAATGTATTACAATATGTTAAAAAAAGCAATCTACTTACTCACAGAATACCAAATCTTTGATTATCCCATAAATAAAGAAACAATTGAACAAGTTATTTCAGACAAAAATCTCAGAATTATTACGCTCAAAAACATTTCAACGACACTTTATATCGGAGACGTCATTTTAACACCTAAAACTCAAAATAATGCCTCGTACAGAGAAAATATTGTTCATGAACTTGGACATGCTTATTTTCATTACGGCAATTCTCTGCTTAAAAACAAAACTATAGTAAGTAAACAAGAAATTCAAGCTGAAGCATTTGCAGCATACTTTTTAATGCCAGTATACATATTTGAAGAGGCAATGAAATATTGTAGTAATGATTATGAACTTTCAGAAGAATTTGGAGTAACTATTTCTTTTGTTAAGTTTAGAAAAAAATTAACTGAAGCTCTGATAAATGACGGGTACTTTGATGAGCTGATTGAACAGTTCGAGATAGATTAACATAATATAAAGAAGGTGATAAAAATGAAATATTGTATTTATTTAAGAAAATCAAGAGCTGATATAGAAGCTGAAGAACATGGCGAAGGTGAAACACTGGCACGCCATGAACGTGCTTTAATGGAACTTGCTAAAAAGCTAAAACTAAATATTACAAAAATATATAAAGAAGTTGTATCTGGAGAAACTATAACGGCTCGTCCTGTTATGCAACAGTTACTAAGTGACGTTGAAAAATGTGTATGGGCTGGAGTTCTTGTTATGGAAGTTGAAAGACTCGCAAGGGGTGACACTATAGATCAAGGACTTGTAGCCCAAACATTTAAATATTCTAATACAAAAATAATTACACCAATGAAAACTTATAATCCAAATGATCAGTATGATGAAGAATATTTTGAATTTGGATTGTTCATGTCCAGGCGTGAATATAAAACTATAAATAGAAGGCTACAA